AACAGACGCTAAAACGGAAAATATTTTTGGTAACTAAGGTACTTCTCCAGCAGCTCGCTGTCAATGGTGATTTTCTCCGTCCGAAACGCCCGCTTCACCATCTTCACTAACGCCTTCATCTCCCTGCAAGCCGCAACCCCCCCGCTCTCCACCAGCTCTACCCACCCCTGCACCGCCGGATGCAAAGGCGCTGTCTTTTTCGGCATCTTGGCTCTCCCTCCTAAAATTCCCCTCTTTATAGGGGTTGTTTCGACGGGCGGCATATATGCCGCCCCTACAAACCGTTCCCAAATTGTCAATTGTCAATTGTCCGTAAGCCCCTCGTTGTTCTTCGTCCTCTGAAACACGCCCATCTCCGCAAGCCCTGTGCGTTCCAGCCCCACCAGCTCGCGCACCTCGTCCGGGGTGGCGACGGATGAGCCTATGAGCTTCTCGGCGTTTTGGGCGGCGGACAGCGGGGCTATGTAGCGGATGCGGGAGGTGTCGAATCGGATACGGGTACCGGCGAGGTATTGCGCCCGGGTCAGGCGTTTGCGGTTGATTTCCTGTTCCAGCATCCGGCATAGCGGTTCGATGGTCAGGCCGATAAATTGGTCGAATAGTTCTCCGGTCTCCAGCTTCTCGCCCCGGAGCAGCGACGGCGGGATGCCGAAGGCTGCGGCGGTGAAGTCGAAAATGTCGTTTACTAGGGCGCGGGTGTCGCGGGTGTTCTGCGCTCCGGCGCTCAGGCGCTTCGGCTCCAGCTCCTCATAGCTCATTCCGTTAAAAATAGGCAGCACGGCGGTATCGGCTTTCATAAATTCCGCCATATCCGTGTTCACCAGCTTGTCATATTTCTCCTTCCAGCCCGTCACGCCGCTCTGGCTCGCGTCCACAGACAAGACGCCGCGTCTTCCCCGTGCCCGTTTCTGCGCGTCGATGCTGTACGAAATCATGGTGCCGTAGGACATATAAATCAGGTCTAACACCTGCTTCACGCTCTCATCGCCCAGCGTCCAGTAAAGCACGTCCGAGGCGGGGTAATTTCGCGACAGGGTGAGACCTCTGACATCAACATTGGTAAACCAGTCGGGGCGTACGGCGTATTCGTCATGCAAAAAGCTGTCCGCCAGCAGCAGCCCTCCGCCCGCTTCCACCACCAACGCCTCGTTGTCCCGGTAAAGCGCGGTGATGATGCCTTTCCAAAATTCCGCCGCCGATTGGTTCACATTCGGCTCCATGTTCCAAAGGTACCACTCGTTTTTGCGCAGCGCCTCGCCGTCTACAAAGGTTTTCACCTCGCACTTGCTCACCGTCCCCGCAATCAAATTGACGGCAGCCATAAACGCCAGCTTGCGATAGCTCACCTCCGCCGCCAAGTCCTTCAAAACCACCAAGTCCTCATCCCCGTCCAGCGTAAAGCGTCTCTTCCCCCGAAACAAATCAAAAAATCCCAAACCCGCACCCCCTCTTTTATCTTCTCTCTTATCTCTTAACTCTCCGCCGATACCGCCGTATCGGCGGCAAGCGTCCTCAAAGCCCGTCCAAAGTTGATTTCCCATTGGTCAAGCGCGTCGTCGCGGCCGTAGCGGACGTAATCAAAAAGAAGCTGGCGCGGAGCCGCTTCTTTTGTGTAGTCGTATTCTTGTCCCCCGGCGCGGTTTATTTCAGATATACCCCGCTCGGCAAGCCCGGTCAGCTTTTTGTCTAAGTCCGGGTCTTCCCATGTAATGCCGAGATAAATCCTTAAATCGGCGAGTATCTCATTCCGTTCGGTCTCATTCATTCCGGCAGCTCCATCCTTTCAAGGTAAATATCGGCGGACGTCGGCGCCACGCTCATCACGCCCAAGATGCGGGTGACTGTATACCGTTCCCCGTCCTCGGTCACGCAAACGGTCTGGGTGTTTATCCGGTTCATCCCCGCCGCCCCGGGCACACGAATCAGCCTGTCCGCCCGCTCGCCCAAGTCTGCCAGCGCCGCCATCCTCCGCGTGCCAATCGTCCGCGCTTCATACCGCAGGGTTAAAAACGGGTCGGTAATGTCTTCAACCGGGCGCTCCCCGCTCCCCGCAATGTTCACCGGCGTATAAAACCGCGCCAGCCCCGTGTTGAAGGTCTGATATTTTTTCAAAGCATCGCCACCTCCGCGTTCCAAGTCCAAAGGCTCGCCCCGAAGTCGTCGTCGTAATCCATGTCCGGGTCGTCAAACGGCATTCCGTTTTCCAAGAGCAGCGCCTCCACCCTATCCGGCAAGACCGGCATCGGGTCTTTGAAGTAAAGGTCTAACCGAAAGGTCAGCGCCCGGAAAGAGGCAGCCCCGTTGTCCCCCCGCGTCCGATGCGCCCCCGTCTCATCCCAAATAATAAAAGGAGGCTTCGCCCCCTTCGCCGCCTCATTTCGGAAAACCGGAATTTCCAATCCGCCCAAAATCCCCGTCACCCGTTCAAACGTCTCCGAATACCCCACACAAACCGCCTCCAATGTGTACGGACGGCATCCATCCGCCCGCCGTTCCCGCGCTCCCCGTCCCTAACTGTCAACTATCCACTATCAACTGTCAACTGTCAAAGGTCATCGTCGTCGCCCATCATCCCGAATTTATCCTCCGGCAGTTTCAGCCCCAAGAAGGTCAGAATGGCAATCATCTCTTTTACGACGCGCCGAGCCTCCGCCGATAAGTCAAGGAAGCTCCGCTGCCAAGCATCGCCCCGCTCCCCCACTTCTTTTATCCCCGAAATGCACCGCTCATGCACGTCATAAAACCCCATATACTTGTCCAGCAAATCCCTATAAAACAATTCGTCAGACTTTCTCTTGGCAAGCGCCCCCCGAAGCGACGCCTCAACCATTCCCCGCTTTTTCCCCGCCGCCGTCAACCTCCCCAAAAAAACCCCTCCCCAAAACCCCTCAAATTCGCCCCCCAAAAAAACAAATCCCTCCCCCCGCATGGCCAGCTTCCGGCAGACAAGGAAATAAATTCCAACGAAACTTTTTGACGGGGGGGTTTACCAGCGCTCGGGCGGTGTCCGATTTGGATGCCTTGGGGTTCGTCTTCGGCCGCCGTGGATGCGGTCATGGCAATCGTGGCAGAGTGACACGAGGTTTTGCTTTTGCTCTCCGTCCTGATACCAATACTCCGATAACGCCAGCTCGGGGTTCTTGTCTATATATCGGTCGTGATGGGCAGTGTCCGCCCGCTTGTATCGGCCCCGCCCTTTGCAGTCTTGGCACTCGTGCATATGCTTGGTGAGGACTCTCTGGCGCAGTTTCTTCCAGCGGTACGAGCGGTAAAAGTCCGGGAGGCGGTCGGCTGCTATTAGTGATCTAACCCATGCGCCGCATTCATCTTTCGTCATAATGATAATACCTATTACAAGCCCGAAGGCGCGTCGCCGCGCCGTTTGGAGATTTTGCCCTTCTGTGGATTATCCACACTACCATTTTAGCACACATCGAACTGTATTTTACTGTAGACTTTTTGTAATTTTTTGGTGCAATCTAAAAACATTGTCGATGCTGTAAGACATCAGCCTTGCCACCTCCGACCATGACTTGCACTCTATGTACCGCGCCCGGATGAGTACGCGCTCCTTGGCGGGCAGCTCTGCAATCCACTCCTCGATGTCCAGCACCAGCGCCTCGGCGCGGTCGATATACGGCAGCAGTTTTTTGTCAAGCGCGGCCAGCTTGTCCATAATCGCCGGCAACGGGTCTTTGTACCCTTTGAGCTGCCCGCCGTGCTTTTGCTTGGCGAAGCACTGCTCCGCCTCGGAGTAGAGCGCCGCTTTGATGTTTTTGAGCTGGGCTATCTCCAGCTTTAAGGCGCTGTACGCGTGGAGGTCTTTTTTCGTCATGGCGCTCTCCTCCTTGATATCACTGGGTTTTTTGTGTCTCAAAAAAATTTTTATTTTTTTTGAAAAAAAGTGTTGACATACTGGCACACGTGTGCTATACTATAAGCAGATAGAGGTCGCGGGCGGGACAAGCCGCCGGACGGGAGGTAAAAATTATGATGACCATGACAAGACCAGACGTTTGCGAGACCAAGAACTCCAAGACATATCTCATCAAAGAAGACGGAGACGCCTACGCGGTGTACACTGACCGTGACGGATGGACTGAGGCGCGGATGTATCACGTGGACGAAAGCGGCAGCATCATTAAAGACTACTACGGAGACGATGACTACACCATACCCGCCGCCGGGGCTAGCGGAGAGGGGACGAATTATCTGGCTAGCATCCTTCTATACGCCCACGAAAATGGCAAGTCCATATCTGTCATAGAGTAGCACACAAAAGAGAGGAGGATTATCATGGGAGATACACGAAGCGGAATGGTGAATTTTTCCGCCCTACCCCCTATCGCAGGGACGCCAAAGCAATTCGATTGGGCAACGCAAATCCGTGGCGAAATCGCGGAGGCTTATGGCAAAATCTACGCCGATTTCATGAGTGAGCTTCAGCGACTCGAAGTTGATGAGTTGAACGCCGGGCAGTTTCTAGGGATGTCGTCAAGCTCTCTTCGCACCCTCGAAGGTCTGGCAGGCGTCATGCGGAAGACAGATACGATGGACTATCTTAGGCATGGAGAGGCGATTATGACCCCGGGCGAGAGAAGACGTATCAACGACGGCACATACAACCTCGAGCTTTCAAAAATGCGAGTAAGAATCACCCCGATGAGAGAAGAGGCAGCCGCTATCAGAGCAAGCGGCCAGAAGATGGGCGACGCTGTGAGAGATAGGACTGTCAGATACGCAAGAGCTTTGGAAGTTGCTGCACGCGCCCGAGTACAGACTGAAACCCGCGCCGAGTGGTGGATTGATAATCGGAGCCTTGGAGGCGCTTACAGATAACCAAACGCCGAGCCGGGCGGCCAATCCCGGCAGAAAGGGAGGATTACCATGACAAGCCTTAAAGAGTACGTTGATTACGGTATCAACAAAGACGATTTTGTCGAGATGCTCCGGGTGTCCGCAG